AGCTTTCTTTAATTCCTTCTCTAGCTTCTGAATACCACCAGCTGCTTTCTCAAAATCAACACTACCAACACCAACTTTCTTAATTTCCTTATTTAAATCAGTAAGTTCTTGTTCTATTTCCTGGATAGTTCTAAGTGAACCTCCTGCATTTACATTAATGTTATAATCTATAGTTTGTGTTGCCATATTACTAATAAATATTTACTTAAACAAGTCTATCCTTGTTAATATTTTTTGTTTAAATTTTTCGTGTCCACCTATTGTATCCATATCTAATGATAAATAGTGGTTTTTAAGCGCAGATAACGTTATAATACGCACTACCAAACCATCTACAACGATTGTATCGAAATTAGGTAGTGGTTGATTAAACACGTCGATGTATACACTATTAATTCTATAACCAGCTTGCTTCACTCCAAAAGCATTAACTGGAGTTATTATAACATCATCCTGTATTGATAATAATTTCTCATCAGGTAAATCAACTATAATATCTATTTCTTTATGGTTGTAGTCATCTAATAAACCGTGTAAATACAAAGCCAAACTACCACATATAACGAATTCTCCAATTTGATACTTTAATATTTTAATTATTTCTCTCATTAACAATCAGTTGAACATTCAGCACCTACTGTATAACCACCATTTCCTGGATTTTCTACAATTGTAGATGTTTGAACACAATATGTGTCTTGAGCAAAATCTTCTATTTCTATAGTTTCTGATGATCCGTCACAACATAAGAATGTAAATGATGCTCGTGATCCTGACCCTCCAATTGAGAAGAATGTTACATTTCTACAAGCTACCGGTGTAGGAGTAGGAGTTGGAGTTGGTGTAGGCGTTGGAGTTGGACTAGGTGTAGGACTAGGTGCTGGTGTAGGACTAGGCGTTGGTGCTGCTGTAGTAGTTACATCATTAAACACTGGATATAATTTAAGTAATTCTACCGTTGCTAAATCTGGCTCTTGTAAGTTAAATCCTTTTATTTTATTAATTCTATATTGTTGGTCTTTAATAGTAATTTTATCGTTTAATCTTATATCCCTATATTCCTCAGGTGTAAAGTATAAATCAAGTGTTACTTTTTTAGATTCATTCCAATATAATCCTGCAAGATAATTAGCCCAATATGCTTCGTATGCTGTTTGAGATATGTTTTCTGCTATATCATATTCGGAAGCATTAGGTACAAATTGTGAATATGTGTTATCATAATGTAGGTTAAATAAATTTAATACATTACCTATTCCTGATACATTTGCTATTGTAGCGTATCCATCACTTTTATTATACTGAGTAGCATTACCTGGATCACCAATGTATATACTACCAGAAGCAGCATTTGTTAAAGCAATATTAGGTAATTTATATCCTATACGTGGTTTAAAGTTAAATGATTTTAATCCTGAATTATCATATTTGTATAAGTGAGGAATATAATCGTCAGATATACTTAAATTGTATGTTGGGGTACCTTCTTCAGTTACTGAACCTGATGCTAACATTGTACCCATAATTACAGGTGCAAAAAAGTTTTTAATTTTTCTTATACCTTGTGGTACTGTACTATTTGATACTAATTGAACAGTTCCAAATGGTAAGTTAGGTTGGTTATCTTGTGTAATAACACTAAATCTATCTTTATCATCACTATTACCTATGAATGTTTCTTTTGATTGTTCTGATAATGGTGTTGTTATAGATATCCTTTCAGCAGTATTAAATTTATCTGTCCAATCAATTTCTCTACCATTAATCATCCACGTATCAAATGGTTCTATAGATATTTGTTGATTTTGATTTGGAGTTGGGAAAGCAACCATATTAAATTGCTCTAAAAACCCTTTAAATAAATCTAATGTTTTAGTATTACCATCAAATTGTTGAGACATATCAATAGGCGAATTCCTATAAGATATTGGTGTTTCAATAACATCAAAATAAGTATCAGGATTATCATATATTGTAGTTGATGGGATAGCCCTAAAACTTAAATCTTGATATTTTAAAATTATTTCTAAAGAATCACCTGGATTTAAATTAGGAATAGTAAAAGCACCGGTTTGTGTTACATTTTGATCAAAAGTATAGGTGTAAGCACCAATTAAATATCTTAATGTACCACCACCTGCAAACCTTACTAATACACCTGTTCGGTATTGTGCTCCACAACAACCACCAGCATCTACTTCAACATCAAAATTAGTTGAAAAACTAACGTTATAAGCTCCTGCTATTGGACATACATACTTGTTATTAATATCATCAAAGTTACTACTTGGATCATAGGTTGATTCATGTTCTACTGGTATTTCATATGTAGTACCAGCTGTTTGGGAGGGTATTGTTTGATTTCCAGCTAATGAAGCTGATGCTCTTTCGTTTGATGCTCCCGCGGATGAAGGACCTAATGTTTCTCTACTTTTAGCTAATACATAAACGTTTTTAAATGCTTCTGTTGTTAAATTAGCAAATGAACTTGTATAAGTAAATCCTGCTTGATCACATATAATATCTAATAATTCTTTACCTCTAACTGCCGGTAATAATTGTTGAAATCCTAATGGTGTACTTTCATTATCTATTGAACCTGTAAAAGTAGCATTACCACTAAATTGTATAAATGGTAATGAACCAGATGGATCTAAACTATAATAAGCTTCCTCACCATCATTCCCATAATCAACTAAAGGATAATATACAGCACCATCTAAAGGTAAATCTGTATTATTATTACTTCCTGACCAACTACCAGTTATAAATTCTATGGACATACTATGGTTTAATGAACTGAAATCAGCATTAACTATAAATTCACCATCTAGGTTACTAGCAAATTGTATCGCTTGATCTACAACCGTAACTTTGTAAGTAACATATCCATCTTCACTTGTTACTACCTCTAGTAATTGCATATTACCTGCTAATACCTCATCTCCATCAATCAATACATTGGCATCAATAAAATCATATAATCCAGGAGTATCTGTAGCTCCAATATCATATGCTTGTTTAAAGAATACATTATTTTTCTTAGTTCCTGGTAATTGAAATGTTTGAGAACCAACACCAAATAATACCCCAACTCTAGAGTTATCAAATGTTGATATATCTAAACGTAATGGGATATTAGAATCAATGTCTAAATCCGTTACTACATTTTCATAGGTTACTCTTAATACTAAATCTCTAGCCATTATGTTCTACTTCTTGGTTTATTAGAAAACTCATACTCAATTCCTACTTGGTATGTTTTTTGTCCTTTTTTATTTGTCTTATACTTGAAACTACTATTAGTAAGATTAATAGGAACAAATGTATCATCTACTTGTAACATTACATTTGGTGATATAAATAATTCTTGGTAGAAATTTTCTGCTGCAAAATCACCATAATATGAACTATTAACATTATTAATTGGGTCAGTTTCAATCTTATATTTGTAGTCTTGGTCTAAATAATATTGTTCAAATCCTCTATTATATGGTGAATATGAGGATACATCTGTATTATAATCAACGTTTACGGATAGAAATTCCTTACGTGATTTAATTACAGCTGATTTATTTGTAGGTGTATTTAATCCTATGAAATCCCATACACCCCATTTATTAATAAAAGCGAAGTTAGACCTTGTTTGCCAATCACATGGTTCTTCCCTTCTCCACCAATTTATAGATGATTTATTTAATCTTAATTGTAAGAAATTCCATTGTATAGATGGAGTAGCTACTAATGGTAAATTAGCTGGAAATAATGGTCCTGTACAAAATGGTATATCTGCGCCTGAACCTGAATTGACTAAACCTGTAGAAAATCCATTTAATGTCGCTCCATCCCATGCTTGACCACCATTGTTATCACCTACATCTAATGAAGATAATGATGGATCAAAATAATATAAATTAACATCATAAGCATCTACTGCTGTAGCACCTATTGGTATTGAACCTGATATATTAAACCACGATACTGTACCTAAATCATTTACAGATACAGTTCTAAAATGACCTGGATTTTGTAATGCTAAATTATCTAATGGTCTTTCAGATGGTAATGATTCTCGTTGGTATTGAGGCCAATTTGTTAATATTGTTTTTGTAATAGGATCTCCAGTATATGATGGGTTTGAACCTGTCCAATTTATTCTAACATCTTGAGCATTAAAATTCCACGATGCAAAATTACCTGTCCCTACAGGATTAGTAATTGGTATTTCGTTTAATTGAAAATCTTGTAATGTTGGGTATGCTTCTAATGCTTGACCTATATTAGAACCTGAAGTATCGGTAACATTCATTTCATAGGGTTGGGTAGATAGTTGACCACTTACATTATGAAAATTTCCAGGAAATAAAGGATAAGCTCCTGATCGAACTCTCCAAGTTGTTGCTATACCATCATCAGATAAATAATATGCATCTAAGGGGTTTGCAGTAAATGATGCTGTTGGTATAGCATTTAATTGTACTCCATATAAATTACCTAAACTACCTGTAAATGAAGCTGTTATAACCGTTTGTGGTGATAATGATGCTGGAGCTGAAACATACCCTGTACTAAGGACTGATACTTGCTCACTCATATTGTATATATCTAAGGAATACCTATGTGATAAATTATTTGATCCTGGGATTTTAACTTCAAAGTAATACTCTCCTGGGTTATCATAATAAGTTAAAGAACCACTACCATAAGATTGTAAAGCAGAAACACCATCAATAAATAAAGATGCTGTTGCAAAGTATATTGATAAGGGGTCAATTTCATTATACCAATAATTTACACTACCTGTATCACTAGCTGAATATGGTGAAGCCGCGGATGATGAATTAGAAAAACCACTATCCCAAGGTTCCCACGTCATTCTACCTAATGTTAAAACTGAACCTGTTACTGCTGGATCGCCTACATTACCTAATCCATCATAAACTGTTACTGATGATGAAGGTGATGTACCATATTCTTCTCCAAATCTACAAATGAATTGTGAATATGAATTTATTAAACTATTATCTCCATTACCATATGAGGCAGTAGGTCTAGTAATGTATAATGTATCGTCTACTTGTAATTGTGGTTTAATAGGAATAGCAACATTAAAAACAGCATTACCAAAATTATTAGCGGGTTGTTTTATTCTTTGTATTAAGTTACCTGCATAATCTTCTACATCACAAACAAATTTAAATTGTGGATAAGAATAATTACTAGTTGTTATACTATATAATAGTTTAGTATATACCGTATTTAATTGAGTAGGTTCTTGTCGTATGGATATTCTTTGTTCGCTCATTATCTTCTAGTTTCTGCTACGTTACTCATTTCCCATTTAATATCGTATTGGAATAGTTTTTGACTCCATTTATTTGTTTTCCAAGTATAACTAGCATTGCTAATGTTTATTGGATAAAATCCATTTTGTATAGCTGCTCGTTCTTCAAAGTAATTTGTTTTACTAATATCTGACTGATTATTTAAATTTTCACCTTGAATCCACACTGAAGGTGATTCAATTAGTTCCGTTAACCAATCAGAATGTTCTTGATCCATATAATCAGTAGTTACTTCAAATTTATTTATATATGATGTTTGATATGTGTCTTTACCACGTTTACCAGCGTTAAATACCGCGCCACTACTTGTATTCAATGTCTGCCACGGTAATTGTGGTTGTGTGTAATCTTCACGTTTAATTATAGCTGTTTTCATTACTGGATTGTTTACATTGTAATAATCCATTACTCCAAATTTGTTTATAAAAGCGAATCGTGTTCTACCTTTAATAAATCGTTCTGTATCATCATATGGGTCTTCTTTAGCTAAATTTTGGTCATAGTAATTATTACAATCTTCTCTATATATTTCAATTACCCTATTATCACCACTAACCATCGAAAAATCATATCTCAATTTTGACCAATTACCATTTAAAATGTATGATGCTGATGATGAATTACTTGCTGATATGTTAGCAGGACCTATCCCTACGTGTTGTAATGGAGCATCACTAGAAGTATAATAATTTGATATAGTAACTACCGCGGTTGGTGGTTCCGATAGTCCCCAAACTGTAGCATCTACATAAAATCCTTCATTATATTGTCCGTCAGTAATTAATGATATTGTTTCCCAATCGTAATCATATGCTTTTTTAGTTGGTGTACCTGCTGGATTAGCATTAACAATTCCACTTAATGTATAATTAGGATCGTTAGTTAAAAATGGTGTTGAATTAACTCCATTAACATCCATTTCCCAATTATCTCTAGGCCAATCATAGGATAAATTACTATATTCGTTTACTGCAGGGATTAATGTTCCGTTTAGAGTTGTAGAACCGGAAAAACCAGCCACAAATGCAGGATTACCGGCTGAACCATTTCCATTATATAAAATGATAGATCCACTAGGTGAATCAGAATATTCTTCTCCCATTAGTATTCTAAATTGTGCTGCATTCGCATACGACCCTGTACCATTAGGTATTGTCATTGGCGTATCATACGTTAGATAATCGGAGGCAATTCTAGCTATGTCAATCATACACAAACTAGCACTTGGGAATGTTTTAACACGTAATAAACGATCTGATTGTCTTTGTGGAATATAGATATCTGTTACTAGCCTATATTGTGGCATAGACGAAGATGGAGATGTTACAACAAAAGGTAAATTATTCGTTGTAGCATTAACTGCAAATGGTGATGATTTTAAATTTAAACTTGGTAGTGCCATATTATACTACTTTTCCTCCGGTTTTCTCAAAAACCACATTAATATTATTTGTTAAATCTATCCCTAATGCTTTAGTTATTTCGGCTGTACCAAAATTTGTAGCTGCGTTATTAATTGATTCCATTATAAATGGTTTTTTACTATATTTTTTAGCACCTCTTTTAGCTATACTTTTAGCTATTGCCCAAGCGAATGAACTAGGTGATTTGAATGCTGCTGGTATAGATATATTTTTACGTTTAATCCATCCTTCAATTGGTCTAATTGGAGGCATTCTACCTGCGCGTCTTGCTGGTCCACCATCTTCTAATAATTCACCATACCATAATAATGATACTTGTAATGTTTCTGAATCTGACCCATTATCAACTATTGTTTTTGTTATTGAACGAGCTAAATCACCGGTATTGACAGATCTATTTTCAAATAATTGATTTTGCATTTCATCAACTATCCGTTGACCGAAGTCTAATAGGGCATTGTCTAATTCTGGTGTTTCTATTTGCATTATATTTTAGGGAAATTACAATAATCGTAAATACCTGATTCTTGGTATTGTAGTGTTGCTACATAACCATAAACACGATCTTGGAAAGCTTCAAGTGTTGGAGTTATACTTTGTATATCATATGATACACCATCTGACTGATTATCACTTGGAGGTCCCCAATTCATATATCCACCAAAATCATATAATACTTGTTCCATTTTAGACATTACTGCTTCAGGTGATTCATTACTTAATTTAGGAACATCTAAAGCATATAATTCAAATGATAATACCCTTAATCTTGTATTTTGTGAGTAACCAGGTGATTGTAATGGACGTAAAAAAACATATGGATATTTAATATTTTGAGATGATGCATCTAAATAATCGATACTACCAAATGCAAATGAATTAACATACAAATGGGCATCGGCTGTATCTCTAAATGTTTGTACTATGTTTTCTAATGATGTCATTACTCTTTAAGTTTAGGTTTTTTAAGTTGTTCTATTTCATCTGGGTCACCTGACGTAATACAATCTTTAACCAATGATAATTGAACCATTAGTTGTGCTGCTATACGATTAGGATCAAATCCTGCTATGTGTCGTTTCCACACTTCTCTTCTATCTGCTTTATTACAATTGCATGCCATAATTTATGTTATTTAAGTCTT